AAAGTTGACAATATAGCTTCAAATGTATTAATGCTGACAGGGGTATCTTCACCAAGAGTTACATTTGCCTCAATTTCTTCAGCTTGCATAGCTTCTGCAAACGCAGAAATAGCCATACCAACTACAGAGGGAACTCCAAATGCTTTTCCAGCGATACTTGCTACAGGACCAATGTTACTCATTGCCATAAAGCCGGAATCCCCAACGGGGCCAGTATCAGGCGAGTCATCACCACCACCATCGTTGTAGTCCTGAAAAGGATCAAAGGCTGGTTGAGTTAACTGTGTAGAAATATTAGCTGCTTGTTGGGGACCCAATGTTCCTGTTTGAACTTGATTTGTTAACCACTGTTGTAACCAATTTGGCGTTGCAGATTCAAATGAAGTTGCAGCCTTAAACATTCCCTCATCTTCTTGTTCAATATCCCCTTTTTCAGTTGCTAACAGCCACTCCTCTAACCAAGGAGGAATATCAGACCCCATTAAGCCTTGTATTGCCATTACTGATCAAACAACCCAGCAAGCTGAGTATAAAGATTGCTTCCGGCAGCGGCTTGATTCATGGCTGCAAGGTTAGAACTACCTTTAGCACGAGATTCAAGACCAGCAGCCGCTGCAGTTCCAAGAGTACCACCAATGCCTAAACCAAGCTTTCCTTGCTGCAAAGGAATGTCCAACAACCCTGTTGCTTGCCCTATATCTGCAGATTCTCTACCTAACAAACTATCAATCAAACCCTGTGCCTGACTAAACCCTGCTGTTCGCCTTTGTTGTTGATTTCTACCAATAGCCTCTTCCAACATTTGTTGTTGATTTTGACCACCTGTGGCACCTAAACGCCCTTGGTTTAAAAGACGTGTCTCTAACTCTGTCCTCAAGCGTTGTTCATCAGGCTCGTAATACTGTTGCTGTTGTTGGTAGAATTGCTCACCAGCAAGAAAAGGATCAATATTAGCATACTGTCCTGCCTGACCTCCAAACATTCCTGAACGAGAAAGTAATCCTGAGTATACATCAGATAACTCAGGTGACAATAACAAAGAGGACGTTTGAGTCTCTGGATTAAAACCAGCCGTACCCCCTAAAGAACCTACGTTCCATGGAGTAGCAGCAGCTTGCGCTGCGGAGGCATTTTGGTTTAGTTGGTCTATTTGTGCTTGAGCAATTTGCTGTTGTGACTTAGCAGTCTCTTGCTGACCTAAATAAGAAAGACCTGCTTTAGCAACCGTAGGAGCTGCCGATATACCAAAATCTATTAAACTGTCTAACCAATTCATTATTTAATTCCTTTATCGAGCATAATACATTTTACCTTATTTTACCTTGTTTTGTCAATAGCATAGTGTTAACTAAGCTTGAATAGTTACCATTAACTTCGGTTATCATCTTAAGACGTATGGTTTTTCCTGTTCGCCCTAAAGCTACTTTATATTCTTTAGGTCCAACCGAAGAGGCATATTTAGCAACACCAAAAAGAGACGCAAGTTTACCATATAAATATGGAGTTGCTGTAGTACTTAAAGTAAATGTTTTAGTGTAAGGGGTTCCAATATCAAAATCTTTATACACAAAAATTTCACTTGTTGCACCTCGACCACCAATAATAGTGAATATTCCTGATTTGACAATTTTAGCAATAGAGGGGCTATTTAAATCTAACCAAGATGTTTGAAACGTATAAGCATAGCTAGAATAAGTGTAACTCCAACAAATTGCACCATCCCATGTATTTCCTGCTGCTTCACAAACACTCTGGTTACCGTAAGTAGAGGTAGAGTTACTAATGCTCACATCATAGTAATTAGCGTACTCAGCAACAGAGTCCGATGATCCCATATACAGCTTACCATCAATAGTGCCTAAACCACACAAAGGTGCTGAAAGAAAGGACCAAGTTGTAATGCGAGGCAATCCTGATCCACCTTTAATAGTAAGATCAAAGCAGAAAGCCTTATCATCATCAGGTACAAAGAGAAGAAGTAATCCTTCCTCTTGATAGTAAGTTAACTTAATGTTATCAACAGAGCTTGTAGAAAGTAACCTACTTAGATCATTTCGGACTGTCAATGTTAAATCTTGTAAAGGAGCTTTACCGTCAGTATCTGTGGTACGTTTAAATGCTAATAAACCTTCGTAACTTAGAAAAACAAGATCAGTACCTACATATGCAATATTGTCTCTACCAGCTAACCCTGTACCTCGAATTACTTCCTCAAGCTCCATTGTCTCAGGATCATCAGCGCCCTTGTAGATAATAATGTTTTCTTTACCAAAGATAATTAAACGGTTCATTAAAGCTGCTAAACCGACAATCTCATCACTACCCCAGACAGTCTTTAGATCAACAACTCCAGCGGCACTACCCTGTAATTTTTGACCTATCAGATTATCTGAATAATAAATAACTCCGGGTGCTTCTGTAATGCCCCCATACCATATACGTCCAAAGTTTCCTAGGGCACATGAGGGATCAAAGGTAGTTACGCCATGAGGAGCTGAGTAGGCCCCTAGATCATCTATATCGTACCAGTTTGTACCATCATAGTTAATAACCTTATGACCACTTTGGACCCCCCAAAATTCATTATTAAAGTTAATAAACTGCCAGTTAGAATCAGAGATAGTCTGAGGAGTACCTGAGAAAGATTGTGCGGTAAGGCTATTTGGAGTTGTGGTAGTATCTAATTTGTAAATAGCATCTCCTGAGGCAGCGTAATACTCACGAGTACGGTCCTCTTTAATAAACGCTCCTAAAGATTTAACAGGAGAAGCTACAGTCTTTGATATTTGTTGAATACCTTTACGAGATGCAATACGTCCTTGATAATCAAAGACAACATTATCTGCAACTGTTAAAAACTCTGGTCCCAAAGTACTGTCTTGAGCCTGAGTATTTAAACCAGCATTTCCAAGTCCACTAAGGACAATAGGGGCAAACTGTTTAACTGGCATACCAAGTCGTTTCATTTACAGTTCTGTTTTGATCTTGTACAATAGCATCAGACAATGCATCTTGAAAACGTAGCCCTGCAGTACTTGCAGTTAAGCCACCATCCTCACCTCGTTCGGCAATAGCTAATGCATAGGCCCCTAACACTACTATATGTTCAGGGCATTTTAAAGTTGATGCTGCAGTGCCTAAATCATCTTGTGGCTGTACCGCATGAACCCTGATGTTATAAGCTGCATCAGGTGTGGGCCAGAAAGAAATCTCATTATTCTTCAATCTAAAATAAGAGGGGTTTCCACTTTGTGTAGTACCTACATATGTGTATCTATAAAACAACTCATCAGACATTTGACTTAACACTGCATCGTTAGTATCATCAATCACTTGAAGGATACGAGAACGGTCATTAAGGTTTGAAAGGGTATAAGAAGCTGTTCCATTACTAGTCGTTACAGTTTCAATAGTACGTAATACTCCCCAACCCCACGAGTCTTCAACTAACTGTTTGCTTTCGTTAACAAACTCTGAGATTAATTTCTGATAGTCATCAACATCGTCAGAATCTAAAACATCCCCTGTCCAATCTGATGTAATAGTATCTTCCCTTAATCGGGTTAATACCTTATTAATAATTTGACGAAAAGCCATCTTTATTTTTTCCCATCGACAAAAGTTTTAGCGCCTTTAATTATACCTTTGACACCAAAAGAGGCACCAAATGCAATTAGTAATAACGTCCAGTATTGTTCTGGCACTTCATGCTGAAGTATAACAAACGCCTCTCCAATACGTTGCACCATCTCTGTGTTATTAAATACAGCGGCTAGAAACATAGCTACAAAAGGAGCAGTAACAATGATAGTAAGGTACTCATCTTTCCAACTATCGTTACTGTTTTGCGCTTGTATCTCATCCCACTTTTGATCACCTTTAATTATAGCTAATTCTTGCTCATGTTTAGCTTTAGATTTTTCAGATTTATTTGTAAAATATTGCTTTCCAATATCAAACACACCGCCTAAAATTGGTCCTAATAAGGGTAACATTATTTAATCTCCCAATGAGGTAAATCCCATTTCCACATATCATAGCCCCAGTGTAAATTAGAAACTTCTACGGTTCTACAAGCCTCTTTAACAACGTCAGACAACTCTTGAAACCTTTGTAGGTTTTCCCAATCTACAGGATAAGGGACAATATCCACAGCTAACGAAGGGTATTTATTGTGTTTAGAATTAGGGAATTTAACCTTACTAGCCCCTGATTCAAAATACTCTTGTTGTTTATCTTCTCCACGATGACCTTCTAACACTGAGAAATCATAGTGTTTAATAGCTTCATGCATTACCCATTGTATTTTAGGGTCACAAGTTTCTAAATGCTCTAAACTTCTTTTTCCAAAATTAGGCATCTTACTTTTTTTTCTTTTTCGGTTTAGTGTGTGTTAGATTTTTACTAGATGCTGTGTGTTTAGCTCCGGTCATTAATTTTCCGTTAGTTTTATGTGTTGCACCTGTAAAAAGTTTACCATTAGGTAAATAATGAGGTTTATTTTTTGCCATTTTTACCATCTTTCTTTTTCTTAGGAAAACCTTTTTTCATGTTCGAGTAAGCTTTAGAGCTAACAGTGCTTTTTGCTTTAGATCGGGAAATACCTAGTTTTTTACGTCTATTCATGTTAGCGTATAAGCCCGGTTTACTTACCATTTTTTACAACTCCAATAACGAGCTGATAGTTTACTAGGGGGACTTGTGTCACATTTGTGACGCGCTCTAAAACTCTTCCGTCTAGCTGGTTGTTCCTTTTTAATAGTCATGTTAGGATCACCAAATCTTACCAATTTAATATCATCTTTTTGTTTTGCTAGGACAGCGAACTTTTTATTTTTACCGGGAGTACGTTTAGGTTTATTGTACCCTGAAAAAGTTTCACCTCTGTATTTAATAGCCATAAGTTTTAGCTGGTTTTTTCTTAGACATAGGTTTCTTTTTGACCCCTTTAGCAGAAGTTTTTGATTTTGGTTTATTTTTGTACATTTTTAATACCTTTCCACTCTTTAACTATAACATACAAACGACTCAATACGATTATTAACGTTGTTACAGTAATGCCAAACTGAACGTATTGTTCAAACATATGTAACCACCATGGCATAGTAACTACAGGAGTTGCTACGGCAGCGTCTATTAGTAACTTCTCTGTCATACTTGTAGGTACCTTTTCCATAATATTAACAATCGCCCCCTGTACATCTATTCATCCAGATAACAGCACCTGCAATACTTACTCCTATAAAAATAGCTATTAGCTTACCAGCCTCAACTATGCATCTAATGATCTTATCGTAGAATGCTTCGTCTTCTAAAGCCTGTGCAGCCGCTGCTTCTTTCGCCTTCCTACGTTTCTCTTTACGCTCTTCAAGCAGCTTATCTCTTGTTTGTATGATCTCATCCCACGTACCTTCGCCGAACTTGTTGTCGATCCTAATCCCAAGGTTAAGTATGTCCCTGTCTATTTTCTTCTGCTCCAGAACCATAGCAGCAACGGCACCGACGCTTAGTTCATCTTCTTCGTCTTCACCTGTCTTCTTACTAAAGAACGAATGCAGTTTTGACTTAGGCTTGGATGTCTTCTGTTTCTTTTTAAGCTCTTTTGCAGCCGCATCACGATGATGGAATAGAGCGTCAAGTCCAGAGCTAATACCCTGTACATCTTGAGCAGTATCGACCGCTGACTTAACAGCATCGACTGCACCTTTAACTAGAGCAAATGCTGCAAGGCTTTCAGCGATCATTATTATTTAAGCCTCTGCCCATGAAGCCAAGATCATCGCACCATTGTTAAAGACGCTTTCGCCAGCAGTTATAGTTAAATCTGTTTGTAATTGATTAAACGACGCAGATGCACCCGTACCTTTATGATCAATACGTGGATTTTGCTCGTAGTTTTCGGTTAACCCTGTCCAACTAAATGTTGGCGTACTAAATCCAAATGCCCCACCAATAGAACATCCTCTTGCAGGGATTGTCAGGGTTTGAGATAACGGAGAAGTAATGTCAGTTGCAGTAGCATATGTCGATGAGTTAGCGCCTGTTACAGCCCATACGCCAATACCACATCCGTTTCTACTGATGCTCCAATTAACAACAATCGTTGCTGTTGTTCCTGATGGAACATCTGCTTCCCACATTTCTAACTGACCATTAGTGGCTGGTGTTGCTCTAACAACCAATGTCGCTGAAACACCTCCAATAGTCATTGAAGAGACAGTACCATTATGTGCATACGCTGTTGCAGAATGCGTAACGACAACTACTTTTCGATCTGATGATGGAGTGCCTATATCTTGTGATGAGAAAGAAAAAGAAGTT